GGATTTTGTTCACATCGAGGACCAGAGGTCAATGCAAAGATGCGATCGCTGCAGAACGCTAAATTGTCCTGAATGTTGGACATGAGAGTCAGACGATCAGTGTAATGTTTGACGATTTGTTGGCAAATTTGTTGTTTGACCTGAGGCAAATCGCTCACCAACCCCAATGTGTATGCCACACCATTTAGGCTCTGTTTGCGAAATCTCATCAATTTATTGTTGTAAATCATGGCCACTCTGGTACAAAACTGTGGGTCCAAATATTGTGAAGTATATTCTTCCGACAGATCTTGGATTGTTTTGTGGATGCTCTTCAGCAGTTTCTTTTGCTGATCTACATTTCCACGACTCACAAAATTACCCATATAACAGAGTCAGAATTTGATCATCATCATTAATCAATGATATCATTGATTAATGATCCCATTCTCTGACATGCATGTTACTGCTCTTTCGTCGAGTTTCGGATATACGATAGAGGTATTTCCGGAATGCTTTAAGTTCCTCATCGTCATGGAATGCTCGCAATCGAATGATCATATCATTCTCAGGGAAAATGTCAAGAACTCCAGATTGTGAGGCAAGACGGTCTACGTTAATTGTGAAATTGTTGCGTCCGTTCATCAACTCCAGAAATCTGAAACATTCCTCGCCCATGTAAAAATACAAATTATTCCAATGCACATGTGCGTCTTTGAAGATACACACATCGTTAACATCACAATCATTCATGATGGATCGATATGGAAACTGCCTGAGACTCCAACTCATATCAATTTGACACCAAATCAATTTTACATGTCTGGAGAATCATCTGAGTATTTGGGTTCAAATATTTCATGACATCTATCAAAAAATTTTCCATCATCTCTAGAGAGGAGTTGGAAAGTCTCAAAAAAGATCGAGAAGAACTGTACAGGTCAAAGGAAATTCTGCCCAGAGGATATTGCTGGCAAATTGCTCATGAATCATTCGATTTTGATGTGATCTTGAGACTGCCCATCTACACTAAGAGATGGGATGAAGCCATCTCTCTAGATTTAATCAGAGATATCACTGACGGTAAATACAGCGACATGACAGCCGACAACAACGTTCCGGAATTGGAATACATTCATATCGTGCAGAAAAGTGCTCTATGGTTAGAGTTAAGAGCAAAAGCACAGGGAACTGCCAGTTCAGTCGGAAAATACCTCAGCTCGGGTGAGCGATTTCCCACACAGACTCAAATAGAGGAACAATGGGGAGCCAAGTTGAGGGGGGACCCTTTTGTTAAAACCATCACCACCGCGGGTCACATGGAATGGGGAGTCAAATATGAGGATGCCGCTCTCATGACTTTCGCGATGGAGAAAAAAATGTGCGTGACCCAGGTAGGAACCATCAAGGTGCCCATGATTTACATACATAGCTTAGCGCGCGATTACATCGAAGATTTCGCATCCTCTCTGCAATTTCAATGTGAACATTTGCTGATCTCACCCGATGGTGTCGTTGGAGATCCAGAACCATGCAATAATTCAGTGTTACCCAGAGGAATGAAGACGGAAATAAGCTCCAAATTGAGAGGAATGTTGGAAATTAAATGCATCAGTCCGTTTCATCATTTGCCCGGAGATGATGGAAAATTGCTCTGGTGTGCCGACATGGATAAGAGACAATGGCATCGTGTGTTGGATATCCCATACGTGTACATAATCCAAATGGCCTTGCAAGCCATTTCTGGAAAGTTCTTTTACCAGATGAAAGATGATGACGTAATGTGGTTCATTCGATGGGCGCCCAAAGGATACTCACTCTTCAGCTTCCCATTTCGCAACCTGATCAAAATGGGTATCCTTGCGAGCCACCTCTACTTTTCCATTTTGAAAAGAGTGACCGAACAACATCAAATATATCCATATACCTCTGAAGAGACGCAAATCAACGCACAATTGAGGAAGGAATATTTAAGAATATCAGAAATCGCCACTTACGAGTACCACGACTTGGATGGATATGAAGAATTTTATCATTATCGAGAATTGACCAAACACTATCACTTCAGCATGCCTGATGTATCGGGAACATCCACCCCCAAAGACGATAGTTCGGATATTCCTGAGAAATTGCAAAGAGGTGTGTGTTTATTGTGAAGGTTTTCATCATTGTGGAAATCACTCAACTCTAATGGAGATGTCGTCAGTCTTGCGATCAGTGTTTTTCTTTTTTTCGGAAATTTTCTTGGTGTCCGTATCGGTTTGAAAATTTTCCTCCAATGGCAACCCCGAGCGTGTGTCCATTTGACCGAAGATTGATTCCATAGGGTCCTCCTCTTCAGATGGAGTTGAGATGAGCGTGGAGATTGATGACCTTGACATTACCGATGCATCAGTGGTCAAACCATCATCAGTCATGTTGGGTAGATCACCTCCGCCAATCGCCTCATTCAGATGATTGGCCTCGGATTGCAAACGTTGAAGTCTCATCTCGGTGTTTTCGCGCATCTCATTCAACTTAGTGTTGAGCGCGTCAGATTTCTCCGTCTTGGTCTTGCGCAGTTCGATTACACATGCCAAATCACCGTCACATCTCTTCAACTGTTCCATCAGCAGCTGATGGTCTTCTCCCTTTTTCATCTTGATTTGTTCCTTTAAGTTCTGTTGACATTCCTCTAGTTCTTTTTCTCTCGCGCTGACCCTGTTCGCACGTCTCTGATTCCTCCTAATACGACGTTCAATCTTGTGATTTCTGCGAACTGCTCTTTCCATGTCACGTTCAACCCGGATTTGTTGATCTTGCACTTGCTTATCAACCAACATGCTGATTTCTTTCTCGATGTTGCGCCAGAATCTGATGTCAACTGTGTACTCATGCACACGACGCCCCTCAGGGTCAATAATCCGAATTAAGTTGCCCAGAATGTGCAAAATGTACTTCAAGCGAATGCTTGCCTTGTAGTCGCTCAGTTTGAAACCGTCAATGCAAGACAGTCGGTTTCTGAAAGTCTCATCATCCTGATGTTTTTGTTCGAACTCAGAGAAACCAATGCATCCACGGTGATCAGAATCCTCGATCATCATTGATTCACCAATCGCACGTTGTTCAATCTGGGTGAAGTTGAAATGTGGATCCTTGATGGAACCAGTATTAAAAGCCGTTTCCATCAAACTGATATACGTCGTGAGCTCGTCATTACCTTTGATATCACTCAGATCAAGCTCCTGAATCTCTGTGCGGATGATTTCCTTCCAGCAAAAATATTGACAAAAGAGATAGACCAGCTCGAGAGGAGATTTTACCACCGTTTCAGAACCACGGTCTAGACGGAATAGTGTATTGTACAAATCGACACACGATGCTAACAGGGGTTTTCGATAATGTTCCACACGACTTTCCCTTTTCCTTTGAATCTCTTCGTGGTGTTTCAGCTGTGACTCGAACATAGAACGCTCGCGTGCCATCTGTTCATCCTGCATCTTAATCTGTCGGTGTTTCTTATGGTTGCACGTTCCCAATACTGCTGACAAGATCGTTCCTGCTGCAGTGGTCAAACCAAGGACAATATTAAGGATAGCTTCAGTCTCCATAATCACACGAAATGTTCATCAATTTTTGAAACAAAGGATTTTATCATGCTCATCGACAACTCATCAAAATCCCCAAAACTCATCTATTTTTACGATCATCTGTCCTGTCGGTTTCGACAGTATGCTAAGCTCTCTTATCAGACATTGTGTGATTTTTGAGCGCGATTGCAACCCACCTGCCTTGCACTATTTTTTTGGCTCTGGTAAGCTCTCTTAATACGCGTATTAAGAGAGCTTAATACGCGTATTAAGAGAGCTTAGCAGAGTATGAAAAAAAAACGAAATTATGATTTTGGAAGCACAACTTCCAAACAACGCCCCTTTCTGTGAGGGCCAATGACGGGAACGTTATGAACCATATTGAATGATGAGAAGGGTAAATGACCATGAGCCCACAATAATAAGTTTTTGGCATGTTTGGAGATCAATTGACTTTGATCGCTGCCGTACAAATACGTGTCTGCATCTGAGGCAAAATTGGTGATCACCGGTGGATGATGGGTCAGCACAATGGTCTTGTCATCATTTGCATCATCAAGTTCCTTTTCAATAAATTTAACACATCGTTTGTGTTCATTGTTGAAAGTGTCGATCTCTTCACATGGATGGCTTTTCATGCTATATTTCCGCGACCATGACGGAAAATACGTCCAGAGGGTGCTCCCAACATATTTGACTCCATACAGGCTGACCGTCTTATTGTGCATAATTGTCACGTTATCTAACCCCTTGCAAGCCTTCTCTGCATAAAAATATCCTGCCCAAGGCTCATAAGTGGAGATTTGTTCTCGATCTCCAAGCACCAAGAGAACATGATCAGCGTGATCGCTGATCACCTCCATTCCCTCCCTGAAATGAGTTCCCTCGGAACCATGACGAGTAACATCTCCTAAGACAGCCACCACGTTTGTGTTACGACTGGTCATCATCTTTTTCAAATCTATCAACCTGTTAGAGGTCAAATAAAGATCTGAAATAATTCTGAGCGTGTGTCTGACGCATGCTGTTCGGACGATACTTCTGAGCATGACAAAATGCAAAGGTTCATTTTTTGGAATGCGCCAAAGAATGAACCTTTGCATTTTGACTTCGTACTTTTTGTCCAAAAAAATATTGCTCCTTTGTGGAGGTCACACAGCTTGCGCTAGAGGTTGTCACAAAGAGTGTCACACAAATTTTTTTGGGGAGAGAAAAAAGTTTGTCTTGAAAATGCATCTCATAAATATTTTTCCGATGCAACAAAACTGTTTGTGTATTTCAACCATGGACACAATACCCGAGGAGTTATTGCTCTTTCGCATTTTCATGGAATTGTCAATACATGACGCATTTGCGTTATCGATGGTTTCTCGTCGTTTCAACAGAATATTCAAAGATAGTCATCTGTGGTGGCATTATCTATCCCGTGACTATGATGTCACCGACGTCACATCAATGGACGATCCAATAGAGCAATATAAACGAAAATTATCACGTGATTTGCATCTGTGCGAGAACGATGGTCACGCGTTGCGAAATGTGAAATGCCAAACAATGGCCATGTGTCGCAGAGCTATTCAGAGCAAAGTTGACGCTATCCGTTTCGTCAAGAAGCAAACTCCAGAGTTGTGCCATATGGCTGTCGATATCAACCCCAGAGTTCTGGGATACATTACCAATCAAACACGAGAAATTTGTTTGAAAGCTGTCCAGAAAGAAGGAAGGACGCTGATGGATGTAGTTGACCAGACTCATGAAATTTGCAAGGCAGCAGTTTCACAGGATGCAGACGCACTGGATCTCGTGAATGATCAAACCGAAGAATTGGCCAAAATTGCTCTTCTCAAAAAATCTGACAATTTGTTGTTGATCAAAAATGCATCATTGAGACGTGAGCTGCGTCAAAAAATGAATTTGTGATGAACGTTAGTTATGTTTCGTCCCACACAATTTCTCGGAACTACCTTGCGAGGTCTAGTAGATCCTAGTGGGATCTTCGAAACCATCGAAAAAAATCACGGATTCAATATTGAGCGTGGAGCATTCAAATACACCATGTTTGACGAAAAGATTCATTTGGAAAAGTTGTCACAAATCAATCACATGGTGTGTTTGAATACTCGACAGCAAAAATATTACCTCTGGGTGACCATGATTGAACAGAAACAGTACATTTTTTTGATTCACCCCAAAGAAAAAACGTGCGTCTTGGTCAGGTACAAGTTTGACCCACAGATTTACAAGGGAACTCTCCTCGAAGGTGAGATCATGACCGACGGAGATGGTCAACATTTGTTTTTGATCTCCGATTTGTTGATTTTGGAGGGAGTTAACATCTCCAAGATTTCTCTGAAAGAACGAATTGACCACCTGCAGTCTCTGTTGAAAGAAAAGTACAATCCTCAAAGAGGGCAGGAAATCTGCAGGTTAGAATTTAGGGATTATGTTTCGTACGAGTACATCCGAGAACTTGTCAAAGTTCGCTCTCGTGTGGTTAGCTACACTGAACACGTGTCTGGTCTAATTTTCAAGCCCGATATTGGAAATCAAAATGTGGTAGTCGTCTTGGATAAAGCCAATTATCATCGATTGCCTCTAGAAAGAGATCGCCGACGTGACATTCCCAACAAACCACGACGCTTAACCAGTAATAAGACCCAAATAGATCATCACGAACATCCTAGTATCAACTTCTTGGTGTGTCGCACCGATTTGCCAGACGTCTACAAACTAAAACTCAAGAGAGATGGACAAATTTATCTGTATGGAACTGCATGTGTCCCTAACATTGGGTGTAGCACGATGTTGAGACGAGAATTTAGCACGACCTCCGAAATCTCCTTTCACTGCCGATATCACGAAAAATTCCACAAATGGTTCCCCACAGAACGATCCGAAACAATTGATGACATTACCGAGTTGTGACAATTCAACAAACTCTGGAGAATCTACATCCCGAGATCACATTTGATGAAGCTCATCAAGGAACGAGAAAATATGATCAAAGAACTACAGGAACGCATCTCACATTTTTAGGATTTCCTTCCGAACATAATATAGATGAGCATCTACCTTTGGATCCTCCTGGCAATTGTGGTTTATTGTTCCTTTAGGTACGGAGATATGCCTCAACAGGGTGGCGGCAGTACATGTGCTGAGCGACATCGTGTTGTTATCCCACCGTACATTCAGAGACCAGATCCCCTCATTCAGAATAACAATAATCCCTGGGCAAAGTCTGAGAAATCACATTGTCGATCGGATGTTCAATGTCAAAGTGGAAAATGCGATGGTTCTTTCTGCACGTGAAAAAAATATGGTCATATTATAATAAATGAAATTCGCAAACATGCCGGATGAAATGGTGTATGAGATTGGTTTAAAAACAGGTTACCCTGGCGTGGTCAAGTTATGTGGCACCAACAAGAGAGCGAACGAAATCTTGTGCCACAATAACAGATTTTGGTATGATTTGTATGTCCAAGATTTCAAGAGACCCCATAAATTCGACGCCAAAACTAATTACAGAGATTCGTACCGAAGTGAATACCTCATCAAAAGATCACAGATTGTCTGGGAACTACTAGAGCGTGAACTGAAGGTTACTCTCGAAGATGATCACCTGGCTGTCTTTCGAATCAGGAACGGTCAAGGTGAGTTTATCATCTCCGGAGAGGCAGATAACCAGAATTATCTCGGAAATGGTCTTTTAAATGACATTCAGTCAAGAATGAAAGATGAAAGGGTGACCATGGAGATCTTGGATACGCCGACCGATGCCGAAGATATCTGTAAATACCTGAATGAATCACCAGAGTTCGCGGGAATCGATGATGATGGTTTTCCCATCGAGGAAGACCCTTTGGAATTGGAGGATCTCTCGGAAGAAGCCCAGAGATATCTGGATCACTTCGTGGGTGACGAGTCCGATCTGATGTCCGGGGAGTATCTTGAAAATGAAGGAGATAACTATTGGCTCGATTTTCCTAGCATGTACATTTATCGATTTGGATAACAATGGGGCATTATGCTCTTCAAAAAATGAAGTCCTCGGGAGTGCATGATCACATCCCTCCCAGACGAGTTGATATCATTGATTCTCATCAAGATGGTGAACAAGGACGGGCCGTTGGCTTATACACCGCCCAACATGTCGTTCAGGGAAGTTTGCAAACTGTTCCGCGATGTGTACGACGATATGTTCTCTAAATATTATCTACCCATCATGTACGTCGACGTGAATTCTTGCTGTATCAGTTATTCATACAATCTTCTATCGCGTTTCACTCAGAAAATTGCCAGGACCGCTCCCATGTCAACTCTGAAACTGACCGATGAAGGATGGCGGAGACCCACAATGTTGTATTGTTACGTGCTTCACACACGACCGATAATGCTCAAATTTCCTTGCTATAGTCCTGACCATAGCAAGGCGATTCCACCACCGTTGCAAGACATGACAATGGTGGTCAATTCTGATCTGAGTTGCCACAGCACCCGCATTGCCTATTTAATGACCTCCAAAGATGCGAGAGATTTACCCTGTCCAGAATCAGTTAACATGATCGCACGCTTAATCCAGGCGAGATGGTTGAATTGATCAGACTCCCATAGTTGGGTCGCTCATAGCTCTCGTTGCACGGGCAATATCTTTGAGTTCGACCAACAATTTCTCAAAACGATCCAAAGGCCATTGCGTGGAAGCATCTGATAAGGCTTTCTGAGGATTATCGTGAACCTCCATGAACAACCCATGCACGCCCGCTGCCACGGCGCATCTTCCAATCGTGGGAATAAGCTGCCTCATGCCCATGGTGGTCCCAGCTCGATTGGGTTGTTGCAAGGCATGAGTAATATCTTGGATGACCAGAGCACGTGGGTTACCCTCTCTCATTTGTGTTAGTCCCCTAAAATCGACTATCAAATCGTCATATCCGAACATGTTACCACGATCGCACAAAATAATGTTGGGATTGATTTCATAAATTTTTTCACAGGCGTTGTGCATGGCAATATGATTACAAAACTGTCCCTTCTTGATATTGATAATTCTGCCGGTCTTGGCAGCAGCCACCAAGAGATCGGTTTGACGACACATGAACGCCGGAATTTGTAAAATGTCGCAAACTTCACCCACCCGTTGGCATTGTGATGGTTCGTGTACATCTGTCAGCACCGGAATATTATATGTCTCCTTAACTTCTTTGAGGATTTCCAGTCCTCGTTCCAGACCAACCCCGCGAAAACTTCCAAGGGACGTTCGGTTCGCTTTGTCAAAACTAGCCTTGAAGACAAGCCGTACTCCCAGCTTAGTTGTGATCTTTTTGATCTCTTCAGCCATTTTCAGGCAATGTTCTCTTGATTCAATACAACATGGACCGGCTATCACAAAGAATGGTACAGCAACGCGCAAGTCATGCAGAGTCAACATAACATTGTATGTTTTGAGAAAAGTGTCTCAAACGCACGGGATCAGCTATATGACCCGAACAGGTCGATCATTTGCGAGGAATTCTGGGACATCTTGGTGCTAAATAGGCTCCAATGGGAATAATACCAGTGGTGCCCGTGGCAAACTTGTGATGACGAGCATCCCTACCAAATGGTCGAAACATGGGGCTCTCGGAAATTTTCTGGAGGGTCTTGTGATCATTCAACGCAACGGAGTCTCCTTGTTTTGACCAATAATGCCAATAATCACTGTTACCACCGATTTGTTTCATCTATACAATGTAATCAAAACTTAGTTCTTTTTCAAATAGATGGGATGAATATCCGGTGTAGCATTACCAGCGTCCAACTGGATACCTAAAACATCCATTAACTTATCGAGATCAACATCCGTCACGATTGCGAGATAAATGTGTCTCGCAGAGATTCTCGTCATATTATTGTCTTTAGCTACTATACCTGCCAGCTCAAGAATTTCTTCGCCAATCCATTGCAGAATAGCTGCGTGATAGAGAGGGGCATCTGCACTGATTCTCAAACTGCTGGATTTTCCAACACGACTATGATAATCTCTCAGAGATTTCTCACTCAGTGGCACCCCAAACTCAAGTCCAGACCTCTTTGAACGAGACATGGGTATCGCCAGACTCTGAGTGTATATGCTCACCGCTCTACGTGCGGATCCTTTGGCTCCATTTAGAGTGCCCGGAAGAATCAGATCCACTGCTCCTGCCACCATTCGACCAGTGACAGTTCTTTTGCCAGCATTTACAGTTAAGCTCCTGGCACTCTCTGATAATTTGCAGGATAACGCATTCAGGATGTTGTTAAGCATGAGAAGACCATCCTCAGCGATCTGCATATCGGAGTAATGTTTCTTGATGGTCTTGTGAATACTATTGCCCCAGTTGTTATGTGGGTCCAAGGAACTGAGTCTCCCAATTCTAACAGGCTTTCTGCGACCAGACATTTATATACATATGTATATAAATGTCCGATCAGAGAAAAGTCGACAAGGTTTGTCGGGACGAGATTTTGAGGTTAGCCCGTAAAGCAGGAATTGGCAGATTGAGTGGTCTGATGTATGATGAGGTTCGCAGCGAAATTGTAAGCTTCTTAGATGGTTTGTTGAAGGCTGTCGTGGTGTTTGTCAACATCAACAGAAGAAATACACTCATGGAACAAGATGTGGTGTCTGCTTTGAAGGAGATGGGAATTCAACAAACTGGTCTGCCCTTACGTGGTAGATGTCCTATTTACAATTCTCGTCGTCTTACCAATGGTAATCATATATCTCACCTCCAGAGAGGAGGAGACTCCGAGAGTATCCAAGAAGGGGGTGCCAAATCTCGCCGATTCCATCCGGGGACGGTTGCTCGTCGACAAATCAAATATTATCAAAGCAAATCCGGATGTGTGGTTCTTCGCAAATCGATCATTCAAAGAGTGATCAGAGATATCGTCATGAACCATGTGTCCGAAATCAAAATCTCTGAACCCGCGATGCTCTTGATTCACAGCACATTGGAGGTACATTTGTCAAAATTGCTCAATGCTGCCCGCGAAGTGGCCAACCAGAACAAACGTCCTACGGTTCAGGTCGATGATTTCCAATTGGTCAAAAGAATTTTGAGAAATTGACCGTGTGAAGCTTTCAAAAAATGACCACGACACAATATGACAACATGACCACGTTCGCGGATATTCCCCAAGAAATTGTCGCCATCATCTGTGAGCAATATTTGCTGCGACTGTATTCTCCGATGAGATTAACATGCAAGAATTTCGCGGAGGCTCTCGATATTACCGGTGATCGGGATCCATTCAGTGTGGGAAAGCTAGCAAAAGCAAGACGCGAGATGATCAAAAAACAGGACGATGATTACCTGATCAAAATTAACCAATGGCATGGGTGCATTCATTGCAGATTTGAAGATTGCACGATACATCCATCGTTTGTGCACACTCTCGAGCACAACATGTATTTTAAATGCGACGAGCGCGAACAATTGACCGATGAGCAATACATGTATTGCATGTATCCCAGGTATCGTTTCGGAGAATTTATGGAACACGGCGTTTGCTTTTTCATCGGTTTGGAGAGCACCAAATATGCTCTTAAATATGGATTTGTTGATGAATTGATTCAATATGCAAATGACGCAGGTCCATCGTTCCAGATTGATTTCAGAATGATCCATCATCTCATTGGCGACTTGAAGGTCCTGTTGAAACTCATGAATTTTTGCACTAAATCATCTATGTCTATGGTCTATTTCAAGGTGCTCAATTTGATGAAAATGGATGACTGGGATGATGAACTGATGGACCAGATCGACGAGCATGTCTTGGGTTGTATCCTGATAATTCGTTCATGCATATCTTGCAAGAATGTACGGGACAGATACATCGAGAAGTATCACAAAAAATGGAATTCTCACGCAGATTATTGCACGATGAACCTAGTTGACATTAACTGTCCATCGCCAGTGGGGATCACTCCGGAAGAATTTAATGAATTGTTCATCAAGTTCGAATACAAAACTTGCTACGAGAATGATTCCGTATATATCTTGGATATATACGGATATGACCATGATTTGCATTGTGTCTTGGACTGGTTGGGACCGAACAACGAAGACACATATCGTCATTGCATGGGACTGGCCAAGGATTGCTGCGATCCTCCATTGATCAACGATGGTATGTATCCCTCGTTCTACTTGTACCTGCGTCACGGTGATGGATACTTGAGAATGCTTCAGGAATATCACGACATCCCATGGCACGAAGAGTCATATTTCATCGGAACATTGTATGATCATCCTCAAATCACGTATGAATCGATCCTGAGGTTGGCCAAGATGTCTGGGGTTCCCCCCGACGTGGACCGTTTGATGAAGTACATCAACGGACGGCAAAAATTCAAGTCAGTCCACCGCGTCATCGAAATGATCGATAACCTGGATGCATTGTTCCCGGGGTACAGAGATGAGGTTATGACGCCGGACAGTTTCCGTGAAATTTTGGACACCAGGTTAGAGGAAGAAATAAACAAACCCTCATATATGGGATGCACCCATCCATTTTAGCAGAGTATTTACTTCTCCCGAAGGTTTCCTGTACCGAAATGTTAATGATATGCGCTCTGATTTCACATGTGGTTCGGATGGCACCGAATGTAAATAATGATCCTGAGTTCCTTTGCCCATGTAGAGCAGATCCCCGCTTCTCAAAAAAAACGTGATCTGATGGGAAGGTCTGTCAATTTCTCTGAGGATAAATCTGCGAGTTGCCCCCAGAGATATCGAGGTGATGTGCGAGGGACTGTCTTGCTCTTCTCGATCAGAGTGAAACCCTATGTTCTTTGTGCCGTTCTGGTAATAGTTGCAGAGACAGGTATTGTATTCTGCTCCAGTGGCCTTCTCAACTCTGTCCTTCAAACGACAGAGTTCCAGGGGCATGGGCAGATATTGATCATATCCGGGCAAATTTGGATCTCTAAACATGATGTGAGCTCTATTGCCAGAATCATGCACATAGTTCTTCTTGCGTCTGCGATCCACAAAAAAACTCTTCAAAATGGAAAACATCCTCATTTGATCTGCATCGTTAAGAAATTTAGGCCACCGTCCAATGGGAGTGAGAGTGGTGGAAGACAATTCCATACACCGAAAAATCAAATCATTCTTGAAAAATGGATTGAGTGGGACATGGACATCAAAATGAGGTAGTGCGATCTATGTTGCACAAACGACATTCCATCAAACGTGCAACATTGTGTGTGTGATGTTCAGAAATGAAAAATCTCATCTGACATGAGCAAAACCGCTGTTTGTATCGTCTGTGCATCGAAAGATCTCGATAAATCCCTTTGGACATGCGAGACCTGTGGTGATTTTCTGTGCCTCGAATGCAAAGGGACACGAGACGGATTCACATGGGACGGTGAGTCGTCAGTGTGCTACTATGAGATATGTGGCGTATGTCATAAGAATACCTGTTGTTACTCTGTTTGCGACTGCGGAGAGGAAATTTGCTCGGTATGCATCCCAAAGACGACTGTTTGTCCATCATGCAATCAACCTCCGTTGTTTCATTGACGAAATATTCAGGTTATTGACGTAATCTCTCGGTAACTGGTTCCAATAATCTGATCAAGACGGTAACAGTGCTGCTTTTCAAATCACTGGGATGAATGATGCCATTCAAAAAGTCCTTTTCCAATTCCAAAAAATCAGAATATGATGTCGTTCCATCATGTTTCGAATGAAGCTCGAATTCCTTCTCCCTGGGCCATATCACATATTTGATGTATTCCATGATGGGATTAACCTCGATGTTCCGAGGCTCACAGAAAGCTTTCCTGATCTTCCTCTTGATCTCTCCGGGAGTGTCATCCATGAAAATAGCGTTATCGGGATCACTCTTTGACATTTTGGTCCCATTCAAGCCGAGCAACATATGGTGAGAGACGATGACGGGAGGAGGTCTCTTTTTCTTGTCGAAATATTCTCGGACTAACATATTAACTTTGCGCTGATCCATCCCCAGAGAACAAATGTGCACGTTAAGGTGCAAAACATCTGCAGCCTGCATGGCAGGATAAAACAATTGGCTGCCCATTAATTCATCAGATTCCTCTCGTCCCATGATTTGGCTGCATCGTTTCAATCTGGACACCGTGAAATTCTGCGCAATGTCGAGAACATGACCCAAATATTTGCCTTCACCTGAAGAAATAGACTCACTTGCCCATCGAAATTCAACTCTGCTCATGTCCATTCCACATGCCTCCCAAATTTTGATCATTCTCTCGCCAGCCGTCCTAATCTTCCTCAAATTGCCATCCAATTTCAAATTCATCATGGCGAACAGATCAGCCACCCAGAAAACGAACTTGCACCCGGCCTGAGTGAATCGATTGACGGTTTCTGCTCTCATCAATCCTTGAGCAATGTGCATCCTGCCGGATGGCTCAAAACCATCATAGACGATTGGTTCCGGGACTTTCTGGAGTAACGATTCCAGATCACCAATGGTTTCTTCCCCCACTGATTCAATCAAACTGATCCTCTCTCTGTTGTTCATGATTTTTCGTCGTCTTCAATTTCAAAAATGGATGCTGTCCCGAGACGTGACAAAAAAAATGTCCATTTTGTCAAGGGTCATTCTTTGACGTATGTAGCGCCTTATCTTTGATAATCCTGAGACGCTCCTGATAATATCTCACCAATTCTCTGCCAAACAGCTCCTGTTGGAACTCACTCGAACAAATTTTGCATATTCGGTTGATTACGTTGCCCATATCATTGGCATCCATGATCTCATATGCTCTCACATCAAAATCAGAACCAACGTGATTGCTATTTAAAGGTTGAAACACCACCTTATCCATCAAAAAAAGCACGGAGTCCGTGTAATTGCTGTAGAAAAGTCGGCGAGATTGTGACGCATGTGGGTCATGGACCCATTCCCCATCAACATTTTTGTACATGAAATGACATGTTTTCGGATTGATGCATTTGATGGACCATGTGCTGGGATCGTCTCCAGCCATGTAAATTTCTCCAAACAATTTAACCTCACTCCTGATTTGCCCTCTAATTATGTTCTTGAGATATCTGTACACGGATTCATCGTTTCCGTGAATCTGCGACAACCGGCCCAAAAACTTCTTGTGGTCATGTTCCAAATTTAAACTGGATACTTCCGGCACGGATTCCCCTCCAATGTCCCTCTTTTTCTCCGTCTTCGGGACATTGACATTGACGTTAATATTGTAAATGTTGTTGCTGTAAATGTCCCTGGAATCGCTGATCACTGTATAAGTCTTGGAGTATGGGTGTTTCTGTTTGACATGTCTGCAAAGATTATCGCGTCGAGAAAACTTCATTCCGCATTCCGGACATTTCAAATGCTCTTCAGATGAGTGTTCTTCTTTTCCTATCTCGTGAAATTTTTTCTCATGACGATCTCTGTTGTATTTTCTCGAAAATGTCTTGTTGCACACGCAACAAGAAAATTCCTCCATATCATTCGACCCGTTTTAATTTGCCAATGAAACGTAACGATCTCTCAATGGGGACCTATCCATTTTTTGATGCCTTTTTCGATTACTCACGGAAATGAGTAATTACTCACGCGACGACATTTTCATTGAGAATTTCTCAATGAAAATCCAAAAATTTACTCCCAAATGAGGAGTACACGACAATACATCTTCATGACTTTTGTACTCATCTAACTAAGCTCTCATATCGTCATGATGATGGTGTATGAGCATCATCTATTGAGTGTGAAGTCATTGACACGGTAACCAGTCTACTCATGTGTCGCTTTGACAAATGAGTAAATCACCTCCCAGACGGTACGCGAATATTTCATGACGTTCTGATACATTTATGAGGTTTTACCCCGTACTCCTCCCAAACTCACGCAAATAATGAAAATTACCCCGTACTCCTCCCAACTCCGTGAGGATAATTCAGACTACCCGGTTTTTTGAGCGTCTATTTCCGTTGCTCCTCCCAAATATCGGTTGGGAGGAGTAAAATACCGTCACGAGCCTCAAAAAGTTGTGACGGAAAATGCAAAAATAGGAAAATTGTACGTGCCATTTCCGTTGCTCCTCCCAAATATCAGTTGGGAGGAGTAAAACACCGTCATAGGGCTCAAAAACTTGTGACGGAAGTTCCGGAATGCTGAAAAAAATGTGAGCATTTATGCTTGCTCCTCCCAAATACCGAACACGCCTTTTTCCTTCACCGTGTACTCCTCCCAAACATGTGACGATAAAATCAAACGTTTAATTGACGATATCGTCAATTTGTCGTCATCCAGATCCTGGTAACTCCAAAAGTAACCGTCAATATTGACGGTTACTTTTGGAGTTACCAGGATCTGACTGACGGCAAATGATCACTAGAGGTGTCATGGGTAACTCAAAAGTGATTCACCGTCTACTCCTCCCAAAATTGTGACGGTAATTTTGAAGTTTTTGAGAGTTTTTTGGCCGTCATAGTTTTTACTCATTTTACTCCTCCCAAAACACCCTCTACTCCCGGTTTTCACTCCATGACCATACAACGTTCATAAATCATATCAAAGATGAAATAGCCTCACATCGACGTGACAGCAATTTGCTATTTTGGAACATCGTCATCACCCTCAAAAAACAAATTGTATTTGAGAGGGATTGTGCTCACAAACAACAATGCCTTCAAATATCCACACTCATATACCATCTTATTACCTTTGAGCATAAATGCAGGGTCTTAATAGATACCTAGAACGATTTAAGACGGTATTTCATTATGCGCGACATATTTTAAGATGGTAGTTCGATATCATCAGTTGCGTGTCTCGAGAGTTACCGTCGAGCTTAGCAGAGTAGCTTAGCAGAGGTTTATCACAAATTTAACATAAATTTTTGCAATGTGATATGAAAGTATTGGTGGCGACTATTCGTCACCAATCTGAAAAAACGTCCAAAAATACCGTCAGGGGTCTCCGTCTATCACATATTTTTTTTCACATTCTGTCTGTGCTCCTCCGAAAATGCGTTTTACTCCTCCCTGACGGTGATTTGGAGTCTTTGTGTTCCCTCCCTGATGGTAATATCGTCAGGGAGGGAAATCGTGAGTAACGAAATACGTCAGGGAGGAGTAAAACGCATTTTCGGAGGAACGCGTTCCAAATTTTTTTTTTTGAATATTTATATTTTCAATATCAACTGTTTTAGCATGCAAGGTATCTGAAAAGACCTTGCAACTGTGAAATAATGTTCTTAGCAGATACTATCCACGACACCATCTAGGTATCTGCTAAGAACACTGCATCTTATCGCGACCTTAGCAGACTATATCAAAAAAAAATATAAAACTTGAAATTTGACTGTATTGGCATGCAAGGTATCTCCAATGTGTGTTAGTCTTGTGGTGATCTTAGCAGACCATATCAAAAAAATGTAAAACCTTGAAATTTAACTGTATTGGCATGCAAGGTATCTCCGATGTGTGTTGGTCTTGTGATGATCTTAGCAGACCATATCAAAAAAATGTAAAACCTTGAAATTTAACTGTATTGGCATGCAAGGTATCTCCGATGTGTGTTGGTCTTGTGATGATCTTAGCAGACCATATCAAAAAAATGCGCAATCTCAACTTTCGACTGTTTCAGCATGCAACGTATCTTCTGGGTCAATAGTCCTATCGCGATGTTTTGGTGGTTTGAAAGATGTTTTGGAGAATGACACATTGAATCTCAAGACATTAATGGCCGACAACGTCAATGAAACCTGCAAGAAATGATTTTTTTGAACTCGGATTGCATTATGAAGATCCTAACTGTGTCAATATTAGAGACATACTATGATGTACACTCATGCCATAGAGTATTCATCAAAAGCAAATATCGACTCAAAGCAAAAACCGTCCACGATAATGAACCACACCGGTCCAACGAGTATAGGTACAAATATGATGACAGAAAAGTGATTGAGACCGTCATAGCCAATCATGTACATATGGGCAGAGCTGTTAAAGTTCATATTACTTGCTGCTATCTTGATCCAAAAAAGCAAAGGACCAACATATATGCAGTCTATGACACTCTGGGCAATATGGAGATTCAAGGAGACGCAATTGAAAAACGTTGGTACAGGTCGTCAGGTAAGAATTTGAATTGCTAATCTGTCGTGACCTCACCGGCTTGCACTAATTTTTGCACTCTGCTAAGTTCCCTTATCAGATGTTTTGGGTTTTTGACATTTTGCAACCCACCTGCCTTACACTAATTTTTCAACCTCTGCTAAGCTCCTTTAATACGCCTATTAAGCTCTCTTAATAGGCGTATTAAAGGAGCTTAGCAGAGGTTGAAAAATTAACGAAAATAAATTGGCGCGAATCTGATAAGGGAACTTATCAGATGTTTTGGTTTTTTGACATTTTGCAACCCACCTGCCTTGCACTAATTTTTCAACCTCTGCTAAGCTCCTTTAATACGCCTATTAAGCTCTCTTAATAGGCGTATTAAAGGAGCTTAGCAGAGGTTGAAAAAATAACGAAAATATTTGGAAGGATCGGTGGAAATCGGACAGTTAAAAAAATGAAACTTGAGTTTTTGCCATGAGTAATCGATTGATTGACGCATTGGATGTTGAATTGTTGCATCATTGCAAAGGTGAGAATGGATCTGATTCATACACTCAGATTGGAGTCAAGGATGCGCGCGTAGCTCTAGCATACGCATTGGTCCGTGGTATATCTCGAGAACGTCTGAACGGCTTGGTCCAAGCTGTGTTGGATCAAGCCGATTCCCAGGAACCTGAGGTTCGGGAGCAGCATTTTTTGGATCTGTTCAGTCTCTGTTTTCAAACCCGCGATATCAACGAGGGAAAAGGCGAGCGAGATCTATTCCGGTGGTTCTTGTTGAAATTGTACTCTCGTTTCAAAGATGCCGTTTTGAACGTTATGCAGTTGATCCCAAAGTATGGTTGTTGGAAAGATTTGTTGCAACTCTGGAAAGAGTGCGATGACCCAGCAATGAAAGACAGGTGTTTGTCGTTGTTTCATGATCAACTGCTGTTGGACGGTCAGTCAAATCTCAAGAAAGAACCTATCTCCCTGTGTGCCAAGTGGGCTCCACGGGAGGGATCTCAGTTTAAAGAATTCGCGCTGCAGTTGGCAGAGCACATCTACAAGCACGGGACTCGAGACTCCAACATGAAGCGTTATCGGAGAATGATCTCGGAGCTGTGCAAGACTCTGAATGTGGTGGAGTCTCAAATGTGCAAGGGCACATGGGCAGACATCAAACCATCCACAGTTCCGGGCAAGGCTCTCAAGATTTACCGAAAAGCTTTCATGAACGAAACACTTCGCGGTCACGTGGAACGCGTCAACTCAGATGATCGTATACGGTGTCGGCAACATTTTCTGGAGCATCTCAAAGCTGCCATTAATGATCCAAAGACCACGAAGGTCCATGGTGACAAGATGTTTCCACATGAGCTGGTGAAAGAATACGCTAATCCGAGTTGTTCCGTTGACATGGTGATTGAAGCACAATATCAGGCAATGGTCGAGCGATTCCGCAATGAGGGCAAGTTGGGATCGATGGTTGTCATGACCGACGTTTCGGGATCTATGATGGGTCTTCCGATGCACGTTGCGGTGGGACTGACAGCCATTGTGTCCAAAATCAACCATCCAGCTTTCCGTCATCGCTATATGTCTTTCAGCAGCAAACCTCGCTGGCATTTGCTTGGAGAGGATTGGAATCTGTACCAAATTGTCCGGGATTGCTTTACGGACAGCTCATGGGGGATGAACACCAATTTTGCCGCAGCTATGGACGTAATTTTAGACACAGCCGTGCGTAACAATGTTCCGCCAGAGGATATGCCACGGTATCTCCTGGTACTGAGTGACATGCAATTTGACCAAGCATCAAACGACGGAAGTTTCGAACCACATTGGAAACGCATCGTGGACCGTTTTCACAGAGCCGGATACAACGATCCACCCACCATTATTTTCTGGAATCTTCGGGGTGACACGGTTGATTTTCCCGCATCAGCGGACACACCAGGTGTCGAGATGATTTCGGGATTTAGTCCCACCCTGTTGAAAATCTTCATGGAAGGAGATTATCATGATCTCCCCCCACCTCCAACCCCATACGATACCTTCCGAAAACAAGTTGACACTTCCCGGTATGATCTTGTCAGAGACAAAGTGAAGACATATCTGCACTAACTCTCACGGTGTATCGAATGCATCCACAAAATGATTTTTAACGATCCTATTGATCTCATTCTTTGGTAAAATTACCACATGTTTTCTCGCGCTATCCGTATGACAATTCGTCATGTCCCTGGTCTTCGTCGGTTCATCACGAAATCAAACTCGCTCAATGGTGGAAAGAACGTGGTCCCAACAACTATGCAACAAGAAGAGATCGCAGAATTGCACGCCATGTCCATGAAACATGCACAAACGTTTCCCGTTCCCAAGAGGGAACCACTGACCATCAAAGTTCGCAAGGGTTTCGAATCTCCTCTTCTTCCGTCCGAAGAAGAGATTCAGATTTTGTCTCAAGCAGCGTGCAAGCATTCTCAGAAGAACTAGGTGCAGGTAACAATGATTCTTTTTCAATCCAACAGACCGTGAGTTCCGGTGATTTTCTTTAGATCGTCTTTGACGATGTGTTTGTAGTGCACTCCCTTGTTGTGCAGAATATAATCCTTAAAAACGCTCTCGTTCATTACACTAGAAACTGTTGAGGTTCTGCCGAGATCCATCAAGAGGTTCTTCTTGAATGAATCTCGATATTCTCTGTCGATTAACTCTTTGAAGACGAAGCCATCGTCCCATCTGGAATATTTCGTAAAACTTCCGGTCTCGAACAAATCAATCCAATCCTTGAGCACCTCATATCCCTCGGGACCTTTGAAGATGACTAATCCTGTCTCTACCCCGGTTTTGCATAATGCTCTGCGAAGTCCATGATGATATCCGACATGTTTATTCTGCAATGTTCCAAAAAATTTGCTGACCGGTAGGTAGTTCTGGAAAGTACAATCACAATCTATCCAACAAATGCCTCGATATTCTTTGCTGTATGTCTTTAGAGCATATTCTAAAGATGCTATCTTTCTGAACCATCTGGACATCTGTAGGTTGAACTTACTTTTGAAAAGCTTGGGATTATTTTCCTTAGTTCCAGTGCCACCCAGATCGACTGGTATATTTTTGAGATTGTGTTTCGTCCACGTTTCCAAGAATTCTGACGAATTCAAATCGTAACTCAAAATTCCAGCGCTCTTAAATTTCATGTCTTCATGGCAAACCAACATAGACACGCTTGGATCATCTCCATAAAATCTTCTGTAGCTGTCGAGCAACAAATATCCAGTCTTGTCGTACAACTTACGATTGAAACTGGTCACCAGCAGCAAATTTCCGCTAAGATCATCCGGGTCGGTAGCTTTGCGAATCTTGACCTTTTTGAGGTCCGCAGGTACCTCAATGATTGCTTGCATCGGATCAGGGTTGGTAAATTTCAAGGGTTTGGCGATTTTGCTTTGATTTGCCAAACGCGTGATCCGACGTGATAATCTATCATTGTTTTTCTTAGGACCATTCCCCAACTCTCTGGCCATTTTTCTTAATCTTTTTTCTCTCCGTTCTTGTTGGAGTCTATCTATTTCTTTTTTGCTCTTGGGCAAATCCATATCACCACCAGACAATTCAAAATGTCTTCAGGCGTATTCGTTGGATATGAATGCCGGCAGGGGATAACCATGCGTGCCCCATTCTGGATGTACCATCATCTCACACATATTCATCTTTTGTGACGGCAAGATACTTGGGAAACTATGAAAATGAAACAAAATGATTATGAAGATGAGGCCAAACGTATCTTGTGCTTTCTCATATATTGGTCGTGTGACTTTACACCTATTCCATCGTTGCCATATGTGTCTCTCGAGTTTCTGTACCACTCTTTGACGTTCCCCCAGTTAATAACGATAAAGCTGTTGCGGACATATATCGTGCAAATTATGATCGTGATTTGTATGATTGTGAATTGTGGTGTGGTGGCTGGTCCAAATTCGGAGGAACAGATCGCGATTATGATGGAAACTTGTCGGAAACTCAGCCGCAACCAGCTGCGATGGTATGTCTGTATTGATTCGAAGTTCTCCACTCAGGATGACTTTGAATTCCTATGTAAAGATTTTGATGTGGTGTTCACGGAACCCATTGATGGTCGTTATACATCTAGTGGAGACAGACATGGTCGGGGATGTGACATTCTGATCCGGGAAACAAAAAATCAATCACATTTGATCTTGTCGGAACCAGATATTCGTGTCACGTTGGAAGGATGGGATGATTATCTGCTCTCCAAACTTGAGCCATCGCATATTATATCAACCAGCATGGAATATCGTGGTGATTTAGATATTGATTTCAACAGATGTGGGATACGCAAGATCATCCATCCACCCGCCTCGGGATCAGTAATCTTCATGGCAGTGAAACCCTCCATTTTGACCAAGTTGGGGGCCACTTTCATGAAAATCAAGATACCCCAATATGGTAAATCCTGCGACGAGTGCGAAAAGATGGGGGATAGAAGATCTTTTCATACAGCCAGTGCACAGGCAAGGGTGTTTGGTGTGCCGGAGGGTCAGCATATTTTCAAAGAAACTGGATGGAGACTGGCATACCTCATCGGAAAGAGTGACTACAACAGCCACAGAATAGTTACCTATATGTACATGCACCCACAGAGTGGCTTTGATCTAATGTTCACAGAGGATGACCGTCTCTTGGCGGTCCATCTTAAACATTCTCGGCTGGGGATGGAATGGGACATGAAATCCGCGGCTGTTCGGTCAGTTGAACAGAGGTATCACATCCATTTACAATAGGTGTTCTGGTTGGCGGGACAAGAAATTCAAGGAAAAATGGATACTTTGATGGTCTCATGACGATCAAAATCACCCCTATCCCATGATGGGCCGTATCTGAGCTGCAATATGGTGTTGCCGGCTTTTTGGGCTTGGAACCGAAAGCGCATCGCTCCTCCCACTCCGGGTGCGCTGCCGCGCGGAGGAGAAACTTCGACAGAATCCAATAATCTCAGCATTCTGCGGTTGATTTTGACGATGAACCAACTATTCCCAGTGGACGCATTGGCCGGAAAGGACAATTCAAAGCAACCTCCAACAGGAATGCGTATTGCCATACTGTAGTTTCAAAATTGAGATTTGCTATTGTATGTCCGTCGAATGATCATGTAGGTGTGTTTGCGGTTCGCATGTCAGAGGAAATCGAAAAGATGATTGCAGAGGCCAAGGCCTCATCGGATGACTATAATGTCATTTTGATTGAATCCTTGGCTGATCGCTTGGCGGAAGCTATGACTGAGATGATGCACGAAAAAGTGCGGATGGAATTATGGGGATATCAGGAAATGGTGTAGTTGATTTACGCCGCGTGAAATATGAAGGTATCCGACCGGCACCTGGATATCCCTGTCAGCCAGATCATGATGAGAAAAGAATCCTGTGGCATCACGAGGATATCGAAAAATCTATCGGCATTCTTCTGACGGAAAATTATGCAATAATACCAACATCCAGCGTGTGCGGCTTGTACTTTGCACATCCTCTCAGCAAATATTTCAACGTGGGCACGGTGGACAAAGACCAGTTCCAGGATTATTGCGACAGAAAGGGGATGGTTGTCAGTGATGACACGTTCAATTTGATCTAGTTCATTAGGCCCACTCAAAAAATGAGTTGGATCAGAGACAATATGAGCATTATTGCATTTTCTGGGAAAATGGGAGTTGGAAAAGACTATATTGCATTGGAATATTGCAGAATGTTGCCACCGTGCCCGACGGTGATTCTAGCTCTGGCTGATCATTTCAAAATTGACAGAATGATCAAAGATGGTTTGAAATATGAAGAGGTGTATCATCGTAAAACACGAGACAGTCGCTTAGCTCTTCAAAAATATGGGGCAAAAACTCGGGAGAAATACGGGAAAGATATCTGGATCAAAATTTTGCTTGGTTGGATCAGAGTTCATCGTGAGCGCGGCATGCAGCGTTTTTTGATCACTGATGTGCGTTATCGTAATGAATTTGAGGCTCTCAAAAAAATAGGTGCGACGATAATCCGCATCAAGGCTCCTCAACGCAACAAACAACGTCTATTACAAGAGGCAGATGGTGACCATGTCATCATGGAAATGTTATCGTCACATCCTTCGGAGGTTGAGCTAGACGACACAACCGACTGGGATCATCTGATTCATAATGATCCCGATGATGATTTAGAATCACAGCTGTTCATGTTGACCAAATCAGCAAGTGAGACGATGCCCTTGAAGAATTACCATCAGTGAAAAATGATATGTTGTAGATCGTCATGGGGAATTGTGTGAGAATTTCTAAAAGTCGTTTACTCATGACCAACGCCAAAACGCCAATTTTTGATTTTGACGGGATGACCGTCAAAGCCAAATGTGTCAAGTGTTATGACGGGGATACCGTTCATCTATGTTTTAGCTACCGGAAAGGTCCACCAATGAGGCATCGATGTCGATTGTTGGGGATAGATACTCCAGAGATGAATAGTAAGGATCTTCTGGAAAAGCAGGCGGCTGTTAGAGCCAGAGATGAGTTGTCCTCGTTGATTTTAGATAAACTGGTCAAAGTTGACCTCGGCAAGATGGATAAATATGGAAGACCGTTGGTGACCATTTACAGAGGTCGGAAGAATGTCAATCAGCATTTGGTAGACCGTAAATTGGCCGTTCGATATGATGGCAGTACTAAGTTATCATTTAGAGACTGGTATCAAAAATAGAATGGGACAAATTAAAATTCAGGTCTATGTATGGCTAACTTGATCGCAATTGCTGTGGGTGGCAGTATTGGTGCTCTGTTTTTGGCTTTGTTGGTGTATTATTTGTACAGGAAGTACAGAGTTCAAAAATGAATTGCGAAAAGATGTATGACCAGAGATTGGCGGATATTGGTTGATATGTTGACCAAAGCACGTCTTGGAAATGCTGATCAATATCAAGAAAAGATCCGTGATTTCCTGTGCACATTGGATATGGATGTACCTATTCTGAGAAGATTCAAAGAATGGGGAGTCCAGGAATATCGTGAAATCTACGGTGATGAATCAATTACCGTTTTCAGTGTGCCTGATGACGGAACCGAGATGAGTCGAAATCTCTGTCCGGTCTGTCGTTGTGACATGGGATGGGACTTTCCTAGTCAAGTCTGTAGCAGAGCCTGCTTGCATATGTTGTAGTATGCCCTGAGCAGAGATCCTGATATCTGGGTTAACTTGTAACATTAGTTTGATGAGAGTTTCTATTTTTTTGTGACATTTCATGACTGTGGGAAATTTGACTCCCATGACGATAGCCTGACGAAGAGCTGATCCATGCATATGTTGAAATGGACCATATCCGTGAATCAGTTCGAATACAGTCAAACCCAAACACCATATGTCTGTTTGGTGTCCATATCCCGTTTTTTTGACCATTTCAGGAGAGAAAAAATCGGGAGTGCCGCAAATTTGCTGTGACATGTCCGTATCAATCGCCCAACCAAAATCACACAAGACCACTCGACGGTTGACAGAATCCCACAAAAGATTCTCGGGTTTAATATCACGATGAATCACTCTCTTTGATTTGAGATAAACCAACGCATTCGCCATGTCGACAATGGTCCTCTCGATGATGTTCACGCCCTTTGGCCTGTCAGTGAGATCGGTTCCAACAATATATTCCATCAGAATATTCATAGTTTCGGGGGTTTCCCAATATCTGTACACCTTAACAATATTGGGGTGATTTAACTTGGAGAGGATTGACACCTCACGATTGATATTGACGTATGATTCCATCTTCTTGTCGATGATTTTGAGGACTTTCAATTGATCGTCATTACCTTCTTTGATTACATACAGCATTGTGGACATTCCATGTGGCAAAATTTTGACTATTTGATATTCATCTGAGGGCATTCCGGGTGACATGTAAAGTGAACGGCCATCATTTTTGGATGTCATTTGATGCTGATTTTGTGCGCAAAATTATATGTTCCGTGCGTGGGGTGTGGTTTCGGACATATGCTCAGTGGCCAAAAAATATGTATGGCGACAGGACAACGATCATCATCACACCAAAATTGATCCTCTTAGCACTATCGTCAGGCTGGCACTGTTGTCATATAAACCCACCGGTACCAAAATAAGCATAGCCAGTCACAAAATAAGCTTTCAAGAGGTCCAACCATTTCAGGGGGCAATCAGAAAGATAAACGGTGATCAGAGAGACGATTTGCACAGTCTGTATCATCCCATCATGTGCGCAGGTGAACTATTACAAGATCATCCTGACCTTGAGTTCATCTTTGTGACAGCCCTGAAGGGGCTAGAAAGACTCAAAATCATTTATCAGGACAGTCCAGTCATAGGACAATGTCTCTCTCTATGCTATCAAGCTTTACAGGAAAACTTAGACGAAGAGAAAGAGCATCATCGCTCTTCGGATATCTCGCTACACAGGATGGAACATGTGTGGACTCAAAACAGGATTGAAATATTGATCCGTCTTTTCAAAGAACTGGAAAATCCATCGGACAGAGATGATATCCCCGTTTTGTTGAAAGTGATAGACACATTTTTAGTCCCCATTGACTCTGAGGTGCATCGCATTGCGTCGGGTGCAAAAACGATAGCATGACGTGATTCATCGAAGATTGTGTTCGTCTGTTTTTTTGGAAATGATGAGAGATTTATTTATATGTCCAGCTTGCCATGGATCGAGAAATATCGACCAACTGACATGAGTCAGATCATCGACCATCAAAAGAAGATAGAGACTCTTCGTAATTTAATCAGAAACAATGAGTTGACACATTTGCTATTTTACGGTCCCCCTGGATTAGGCAAAACGTCCACCGCCCTAGCCCTGGCCAGAGAACTGTACGGAGATCGATATAAGATGTACGTGATGGAGTTGAACGCTTCAGATGAGCGCGGAATTGACGTGGTACGCAATAAAATTCCCATGTTCATTAAATCAAAGTCTGATCGGATTAAGATGGTGATTCTAGATGAGGCCGACGCTATGACCAGTGAGGCTCAAAATGCAATCAGAAGAGTGATGGAAGAATCTGCCAGGAACAGCAGATTTATTCTAATTTGCAACAACAACAAGAAAATTATTCCTGAGATACAGTCTAGATGCGTGCGCATGAGGTTTTCTCCATTGGACCCAGATGCGATGATGAGTCGCTTGCAACATATCATCGATGAGGAGGGAGTCAAAATTTGTCCAGAGGCATTGGAATTTCTGACGAAACACGTCGGTGATTTCAGGCAGGTATTGAATTCATTACAATGCTTGCACTTCAGCAACACCATGCAAAAAGATTATTCTCCAATTAGCATCGATGATGTACATCAATCTCTGGGGATTCCGTCGGACAAGGTGACTGATGAGGTGTATGATATGTTGATGACTCGATCGTTTCGTGACAATGTTCGACATCTTGATATGCTTCTCAATGAGAATGAATGGAATCTCGAAGAACTGGTGACCAACATTTCCAAAAAACTGTCGAAAGACACAAATATTAATGATGATTTGAGATGTTATCTTTTTGGAAAGTTGTCCCAAATCGATTGTCGCATCATTATTGGGAGAGATTCAGAAATTCAGAGACTGAGTTTGGTCTCTGCGTTTGTCAAAGGAAGAGGTAAATACAAGTAATTATGAAGATAGATTGCGTGGTTGTCTCATCAAATTTGAACGAAACTTATTTAAGCTATTGGCCACGCGTGTATGAATCATGGCTGAAGCTTTTGGGAGTTGGCACCTACTTGGTATTGGTGGCTGATTCAATTCCAGATGAGTTGGAATACCCCGAAAGAGTCATCCTCTTTCCTCCTATCGAAAACATGTCGACTGCTTATCAAGCACAATGCGTACGGTTGCTGGTTCCTGCGTTGTTGAATAATTTGACCGTCCTGGTGTCTGATGTTGATATTGTTCCCGCGAATGAATCATACTTTGTGGATAACATCAAAAATATCCCGGATGACCATTTCGTGTCGTACAGGGATGCATATTTCAAGAATTCTATGTGTGCAATTTGCTACAATGCAGCCAAAAGCAATACGTGGGGAGAGATATTTGGGATCTCACGGAGGGAGGATGTCTCCAGCAAATTGAAAGAATGGTACAACCCACAATACGACGGAAAGAAGAATGGACCTGGATGGTATACTGATCAACAGACACTGTTCAAAATTTTGCATGAGTGGGAAAAAACAGAGAATGGTGCAGGACGTTGGAATGTACTCAAAGACTCTGAGACCGGATTCAAAAGGTTGGACAAGAGACAAAGGCAATACATCAGTCATTTCTCGGATACCTTGCGAGATGAATTAAGACGGTGCATTTACACGGATTTTCATATGATTAGACCCTACACCAAACCTCGTGTGAAAGGTTGGGTAGATCGAGTAATAAAACTCATTCACTCATCCTCAAAAAAATGAGGCGTATACGTCTGTCGCATCGTGCGAACAGAGTTCTATTCACGTAGACACCTTTATGTCTACGTGGACATGTGAACATCATCACCATCAATCAGATATTCTGGAACTTCATGCGGGTGAGGGAGGTAGCTCTGTCATCTATCAATTTTTTCTTCTCCATGACTTTGAATGCTATTCCGGGCGGGATTAGGACTTCGTATTCTCCGCGATATCGCGAAAGAGATCCCGCGAATAACATCGGAGTATTCTGATCAACGTCAATTAACAACATACTGCTGAAAGCAGAATTGTAGGCCCCGTAGAAGATGCTGGTGGACAGAAAACTGGTAGTCTCGTAGAGATTGTTTTTGATAACATCTTGATGATAACCGTCATCCTTCTCCATCCTGACTAACCTGACCGATTTTGACACACGTGGAGCATTTGTAACGATCTCTGTCAGTTTATCACACAAACGCTGAATGATCTTTTCAACTTTATCATCTGTCAAATCTTTGAGAACGTATTTGTGAGATTCCAAATATGCTTTAAAGGGAGGGGGATTATACTCTCTAAACATGCTGACAGCTTTATCGCGTGAGCCTCTTAGATAAGTATTGAGCACTACATCGCCATGGTAAGTGTATGACTCGACCAAATTCTGATTTGTCCTTGATAGATTCTTCAGGTATTCATCGCATTCATTAACCCAGCTGACATTGGGCTTTCTTCTTGCGTACAGTGCGCATAGGCTGCCTATCGGTAGGGTATCGCATTCTATTTGTTGTTTGTAAATTCTTTCTTGAAGAAAGTGCTGAGGCGTCTTGACGTAACCTAAATCACAATCCATTTGTACGCCGAAAGGATCAACCGAACGGCGATATTGTTTGTAATCATCGTAAACCAATTTGGGAGCGGGACGAAAAAAATCGGGATAGATTTTTTCAAGCTTGAACACAACCACTCCTATCCCAGCGTACTTTTTGCAACTTAGGATACTCTCCACCCATTTTTTCTGATCCGAAATCTCGAATGTTCTTTTGACAAAATCAAAATCCAATGAATCATTAAAGATCAAATTAGCGAAAACACAACTCAGTTGTGATTTTTTGATCATTCTCTCTTGTAAGCGGTTAAACCCGGAAATGACTAAACCATCATAAGATTCACCATCTTGCAATCTCTTAAGAATTTTCTCGTGGATTGTTTCATAATTTTTCTTGACCTGAGTTTTCAGATCCAATGCGACGCCAACATAGCTGAATACACTCGATATGATCAGGCGTAATTCGTCTGATTTTTCGACGGACAATTTTCCAGAGACACAATCATCCATCATTGATTTGATTGTATCACTGTATTGTTCTATGGAGTGTTTCATATACTACATGTCGCATTTTTCATTGCAACAAATTGTATTTAACCTTGCTTTGACGTGTGGCTAATGAACTGTAATCTGTACCACCCTCATCGATGGTTTCACCCGCCTCATCATTGTTAATCCAAAATTTATCGTAACACAGACGAAAATCACCATGCAGGTCAGCCTTATATGTGAAGACTTGGTCTTCGATTTTGTCACTGGTTGAAGAATTATCTATCACCATACAACCATAATCGCGCGTGCATTGATCCAAGACCTGTCGGAACATTTCAAAGCTTGGGAAAATGCCACAATAATGTTCATAGAGCTTCTTTTGAACGCTCATTCTGGGTTCTCGGCAAATGAAGACGTAGTCGATATTGGTTCGGAGATTGGGCGTGATACCCATCAAATGTTGCATGGTTAGGATTAAGGTGATTCTGGCATGACGTCCATTCATGAAGATCCAACAGATATTTTCGTCATAGATCCAGTTTTTGGCGTTGTACAGACAATCATCCATGATTATGATGGTGCTCGGATCTACCGAGCTGTACCTATTATCACTGCGAACAAGCTTGACAATTCTTTTTTGCCTTTGCACAAATTTTTCGATGAGCTCCGGGGTGAATGTATCATGAATGAAAATTCCGGGAATATGAGGGGTGTAAGTGCCGTTCAATTCATTCGTGGGGCAAATGCATGTAGCAATTGGCACATTCTGACGATAATACAAATAATCTAAGACCAAACATGATTTTCCGGTGTTTCTCTTACCGATGAAAACGATGACCTTATGTTCTCCGACCCATTTCATATTGAACTTTTGCAGCCTGATGGCAACCTCTCTTTTCTTATCCATACCAAATTTGCCGTAGAGATATCAAGAACAAACGCATGACCCAAAATGCACCAAAATCATGAACACCAAATGTGTGCGTATATATATGAGTGATCATCTTGACTTGACCCTTCCGGATGACATAGAACCACCATCAGAAATATTTCCGATTGAAATATGTCGGAACATTGTTCGGTACAGTTCCTGTCATGATGCCGTCAAATTGAGGAGTACCAATTTAGCATGGTGGCACATGTGCAAAGAATTTTTTGGGACTAATTTGAACAGCGTCAAAATTCGTCATTTAGCGGTTCTCCTGCAAAATGGAGTTGCTCTTAAGAAGAGCACGTTTGATATGGTCAAGTATTCGAAGTATATGAACAGGCTATCATTGGAAGATCATCTGAGAAAAAACAAAAAAAGTTTGCGTGATTTTGAGGATTCTCTCGAAAACACTTTGTTGCACGCGGCTGCTCTTCCCACGTCAGACATCGTGGATTTTTTGCTCTCTCTAGGAGAATTGGATATCAATGCTGTGAACGTGAGCGGCAGAACTCCGTTGATGATAGCTGCCGAAAAATCCAGAAAAGATGTCACGGGAGACACGCTAGATTTGCTGATTCAAGCGGGAGCCGATCTCAACATGAAAGATCATGATGGATTAACTGCTTTAATGTTGGCCGCGGAAAATTCCGCTAAAACCAGCACAGAATCGACGGTAGACCAATTGATACAAGCCGGGAGTGACCTTGAATCTGTTGACATTTTGGGATGGACTGCTTTGATACGCGCGGCGATGTCATCCGGAGACACCAGTACACTGGGGACGGTCTCTCGGTTGCTGGAGGCCGGAGCGAATGTTAACCATGCGGCCGACACTGGAGGGACCGCGTTGATGTTAGCGGCAGAACGTTCTAATTTCAGCAGCAGTGAAGAGACGGTCAGGCTCTTGTTAAAAGCTGGAGCTGATGTCAATGGAGTTACCGAAGGTGGATGGAATGCTTTGATGAATGCGGTGGTGCACAGTGGGAACAGGAGTACCACAGAGACGGTCAACATCTTGATAAAAGCCGGGGCTGACGTAAATCATCAGGACAACTCTGGGAATACCGCGTTGATATTGGCGTCGAAACATTTAAACGGCGGACGTAACATTGAATCCGATGGGATACCTTTTGATAGCTCGATAGAGGCCCTTAGGCTCTTGCTGGATGCTGGGGCTAACGTCAACCTGAAAAACAATCGGGGTTCAACCGCGTTAATACTAGCATCGAAGTACTCGGATGATGACGACAGATGCGAAGCCATCAAAATGTTGCTGGATTCTGGGGCTGACGTTAACATTCAGGATCACAAAGGATCAACGGCATTGATGATGGCGACCAAACATAAAAGTGAAAGATCAATTAGACTCTTGTTGGAGGCAGGGGCAGATCCTAATTTGCAAGACAACACAGGGAAGTCCGCTTTAATGTTCTCCATTTTCGGCTTTACTGATCGTTATGAGACGATTAAGTTGCTGTTGGAAAGTGGTGCTGATCCACACCTGCAAGACAATGATGGGATGACTGCTTTGATGTATGCGACAGAATCTGAGGTCATTAACGAGAGCATGGCTCTGTTGTTGAAAACAACAACTTCCATCGATTTGAAGGACAACGGTGGATTGACAGCTTTGATGTTGGCAGCAGTCACCTCGGAATCAAAAGTTAAGATGTTGTTGGATGCTGGAGCGAATGGGAGTGTAAAAGATGACAACGGCATGACAGCCTTGATGCATGCGGCATCCAATTCAAGGACCGAGGCGATGGTTGATCTATTGATAAATGATACAGTGATTGACATGCAGAATGACGATGGATGGACGGCGTTGATGTTGGCATCTAGACATTCTCGCAGAGGAAGTTCCGAGTTGACGGTCAAGAAGTTGATAGACTCGGGAGCCAACGTCGATCTGAAGGACAACAATGAATGGACTGCTCTGATGCTGGCGGTGAGACATTCCGGAACAGAAAGCACCGAATTGACGGTCAAGTACTTATTAGATGCCAGGGCCGACGTCGATCTGCAAAATGACGAAGGAGAGACGGCATTGATGATCGCAGTGATTCATTCAATGGGAGATAGTACCGAAGGCACCGTTGATATGTTGTTAAGCTATGAGGCCGACGTCGACCTGCAAGACAATGATGGATGGACCGCCTTGATGCATGCAGTGGTCGGAGAAAGCCGTGGAGTGGTCCTTTCGCTATTGAAGAAGGACGCTGATGTTCACATTAAGAACAATGACGTTGAGACTGTGTTTGATTTGAGTGGTAACATTGACATTAAGAGCATTATTGCATTGCTCTCATGATGATCGCATCACGAACGATCGTGGTATTAAGTGATATCGTGGCAAATACGAATGCTCTCAAAAAAGGCGGAAAGGGTCTCCGTAAATGCAGCGAGCCATTACAGTTTCCATCGCTAGAGGGAGATGGTTCCATCCGTGATAGATGTAATAAGGTATCAATCAGAAAAAAAGAACGGGTTTCCCGAGATAAATTGACAACATTTGGGTGATCACCTGTACCAAGGCTAACAAAATGCGAAATGATGACGGTACAACATGGTTATCGAACACATCGATAACGATGTCATAATAACCGCTCATGGCTTCACGCAGCGGTGTTATTTCTTCTACGTGATTCCAAATCCTGCAATCAGCCATTAATCTCATCACCATGGCCAAAATATCATTTGTGACGTTCATATAATTTCAGAAAATAACGAAGTGGACTAATTGAATGTTGGTCTGTTGTTTCCGTAGAGAGATTTGAACAGTCCTCCCACCTGTTTTTTGCCACCTCCTCGAACCTTATTGTAGGTGGGAGCGTTAGCACCGTACAGCGATCTGAATTCTCCACCGAATTGTGAGATGTGCAAAGGAGCTTTGCTGGGATTGCCTCCCAACTGTCTGGCGTGTGTTACCGTCTGATGCAGGTTGGGATTCAGACCATGTTTGTTGATATGAATGGGTGCGCCAGAGGGATTTCCGCCTCTTTGACCAGCGGCAACCTGATTGAAATATTTGAGAGGCATGGTAACTCCGCCTGCAGCCTGCTTGAAATACTTAAGGGGCATCGTCACCCTTCCTCCGCTTTGACTACCGGCAGCTTGATTGAAGTACTTCAATGGCATTGTGACTCTTCCTCCGGTTTGCTTTGATGTTCTCGCAGCCTTCCTGGGTGTAGTCGCAACCTTTCTAGGTGTAGTCACAGCCTTCCTGGGTTTAACCGAAGCCTTCCTGGGTGTAGTCGCAACCTTTCTAGGTGTAGTCACAGCCTTCCTGGGTTTAACCGAAGCCTTCCTGGGTGTAGTCGCCGCCTTCCTGGATGTACGAGCCTTGGACTGGGCGGTTTGGATCAGCTCCTTGTAGAGACGATCCAGATCTTTTCGGGTGTTGATGACAGCATCTTGATTCCTGGGCATATATCATAATGCGCAAATAAATTGCAGACCCGTTCAAAAATGAATAAACAATTTATATACATGTCCAAGTCACTGTTCGACGTGAAGGAAGATCCATGGAGTATCTGGAATGCATATTTCAGGCAATCGGAGCATGTGTTGGTCAAGCATCAGTTAGATTCATTCAATGATTTTGTGAGGAGGGTGATCCCTCAAATCATCGGCCAAAATTCTCCGATCACAGCCGAATCAGAACCTACTGGAAAAAGGACTCGGTATGAATTGCATTTCAAAAATGTCTACATGTCGAGGCCTCTCATGCAACAGAATGCCCAGGCGGTGCGCGTTCTATTGCCAAATGAAGCCCGAGAGAGAAATTTCACGTACATGGGGACGATCTATGTAGATTTGGAATATCGCGTGATGACGCTAAATGCTGATGGAACAGAGAATTCTCTGGTGTACAGTTATCTGGACACGCAAGTTCCATTGTCAGAGATGCCAATTATGCTTCAATCAGATTTTTGTCATCTTTCGGACGTGACTCATCGTTCTCTGGGAGAGATGGGAGAATCATTGACCGATATTGGTGGGTATTTTCTGGTGAGCGGTAACAGCGGCACGTCAGAGAAGGTCATCATCAGTTCTGAACGCATGGCAGAAAACAGGGAATTCGTCTTCAAGCCATCTGATAAGGAGTCCGCTCGAGCAGAGGTCAAGTCGTCGATTGATCAGCGCTTCACTCCGGTCAGAAACATCACCGTCAAATTGGAAACAGGAAAGAACTCCGGAAGTGTCAAACGCATCAATGTTGGTATACCCTTTTTCAGGAAAGAATTGCCATTTGCGATCGTCATGATGGCTTTAGGTGTGACCAGTCATCGGGACATCGCATCGATGGTTTTGAATGGACTGGATGATGCAGATGAAGAAATGCTGAACTTGCTGGAGCCATCATTGATGTACACGGCTGATCCTGACTATCCACAGGTCAAAGTAAGAGTGGATGGACCGGACGATGATGTGGATATCACTGATGTTGAAGAAGCAACCGGACCTATTTTGACGCAGGATGCTGCTCTGCGATATCTCTCGATGTATTACAACTATCGAGATCCTCCCGCATCGGCTGGAACTGCTAAATTGCCCAAGGACATCGAAAGCACCAAGATTGATCTGACCAGAAATGCTCTTGACAAAGATTTTCTGGCCCACATGGGAATGGAAGATCATCCCAAGGCGATGTATTTGGCCTTCATGGTTCGAAGAATGTTGGAATGTTATTTGAAACGACGTAAATATGACGATCGTGACCACGCATCCAACAAACGCGTTGATGTGTCGGGAGATTTGATGGGTGCCTTGTTTAGAGGTCGGTTCATGCGATTGATCAAAGATCTCCGCAAATTTCTGGGCAAAATGGCCACCAGCGATTCCAAATCATACGATCATTCGATTCGCGGAGTCTTGAGGAGCAGTTCAATCGGTGCTGGGTTAAGATATGGTCTGGGAACAGGTAATTGGGGTAGTGGAAAACAAGTCCCAGTGTCCTCGTCTCAGAAAGGTGTCTCGCAGGAACTTAAGAGATTGTCGGTCATCGATACCCTGGCTCAAACGAGACGTATCAACACTCCATTGGAGCGTGCAGGCAGCAAACTGATCCCTCCGCGTCGATTGCACGGAACCTACATCGGCATGGTTTGCCCGAACGAGACTCCAGAGGGAGCACAAGTGGGAGTGGTGAAAAATTTGGCACTGATGACTCTAATTACCATCAAGACATCATCCGCTCCAGTGGAATTGGCTCTGAACGAGTTGGGCATGATTCCCTTGGGGGATTCGCGCCCAGAGCAATATCGTCGGGGTATTCGAGTCTTTTTGAATGGTCGAATGATGGGCGTTTTGGAAGAAAATCAAGCTGCAGATGTAGTTCACAATCTGAGGTTGTTGCGAAGGAATGGTATTCTGGAGACATTCACCTCAATTGCGTGGCATATCGAACATCGTGAATTGAGAATCCAAACAGATGGAGGACGTTACGTGCGTCCCTTGTTGATTGTGGAAAACAATCGGCTCATCATCGAGGACCGAATGAAGAAGGATCCGGACTTCACCCAGAGGTTGCGTGATGGAAAAATCGAGTGGGCAGAGCTTTTGACTGGCATGGACACCGATGAAGAGATGGGTGATCAGAACAGTGCAGTCATTGAATATTTGGACACAAATGAACTTGAAACTTGTATGATCGCCTGGAGCATTGATCAATTGGAGAAGAAGGACGATGAATGGTTGAATTACACGCACATGGAAATTCATCCGACAACCATGTTGGGCGTTTTGGGTCAGATGATTCCATTCTCTGATCATAACCAGTCTCCACGTAATTGTTATCAAAGTTCCATGGGAAAACAGGCCATGGGAGTCTATGTGACCAATTTGAAGAAACGAATGGATACCATGGGTCACTCTCTGTGTTATCCCGAACGCCCATTGGTATCCAACCAGCGGACACATGGGTGTCTGGGTCTGGACAAATATCCACACGGTCAAACAGCTATTGTGGCCGTGGCCTGTTACACAGGATACAACCAAGAAGATTCTCTGATCATCAATAGCGGTTCCGTGCAACGTGGTTTGTTTAATTCGTTGGCCTCGCGCACATATAGCGATGAAACACGCAAGGCTGAACCTCAAACCAAATTCATGAAACCGAGTGCGATGAACACCAGCAATATGGGAGAGAATGACTACACCAGATTGGATGAGCGAGGAGTCGCACGTCTGGGATCACACGTGGATGGCGAGAGCAATCATGTGTTAATCGGCAAGGTAATCGATCTGCCACCGGAAGCCTGGACCGGTCCCAACAAAGAGAAGAGATACGAGGACGCGTCAACGGTGATCCGATCAACTGAACGCGGTGTTGTCGATCGAGTTATCCCAAATGAGAATTTCAAGAATAACACCACGGCGGATGATCAACGATTCGCCAGAGTTCGAGTCACGGAAATGCGTCTTCCGATTATTGGAGATAAGTTCGCCTCGAGAGCTGCTCAAAAGGGTACGGCGGGAATGATCTTGCCAACGGAAGACATGCCTATGACCGCCAACGGTTTGGTGCCTGACATGATCATGAATCCTCATGCACATCCATCTCGTATGACCATTGCACACTTGTTGGAAGGTGTCGCAGGAAAAGGCTGCGCATTGACGGGAACATTTGCAGATTCTACCCCCTGGACTGATCTTAACACGGAACAACTGGGAGATATTCTGCAGAACAATGGCTTTCAGCGTTATGGTGATGAGGTCATGTACAATGGGATGACCGGAGAAATGATGCCGGTAGCCATTTACATCACTCCTACTTATTATCAACGTTTGAAACACATGGTAGACGACAAAATGCACGCTCGTTCCACGGGACCGGTGCAATCTATGACACGTCAACCAGCGGAAGGACGCGCCAGGCACGGTGGTTTGCGTTTGGGAGAAATGGAACGTGATGCAATTTTGGCACATGGCGCCGCCCGTTTCCAAAAAGAAAAATATTTCGATCATTCTGATGCATTCTCCATCTCGGTTGGTAAGAACGAACAGGTCAAAGTGGTGGCCAACCCTGAACAGAATTTCTTCAGGTTCAATGGACAACCGATCGCCCCAGGAGATGTCAATGAAGTGGACCTACCTTATGCTTGTGAATTGATGTTGAAGGAGGTCAGAGCTATGGGAATTGGCATGAAGTATGATCAAATGAGTTCATTCAGACACTGAATATTGTTCACCATCATTATATGGAACTCATCAAAGCCGTGTGTTCCGTGATCTTTGGGATGATTTTGGCATGTTGGATTCCAATGCAGAGGGTTCAAGTTCATGGTCCTGATTCAAATATCATCAGAAACAGTGTGTATCACCATCATGGCAAATATTATGTTTTTACCCCAAGACCAGTGGTTTGTCCTTTGAATGGATCCAGAAGGACCAAATAAATGCGTCCGCCCCGGTGTTTTATGTTTTGATATAGATTATGAGCGACCAGAACCTTGTCAAAGATTTGCTAGAAGAGATGGAAGGTGGCAATGATCAACGATATTCCATGCAACCCGGACCCATGCAACCTGGCTCAATGCAACCCGGACCCATGCAACCTGGCCCCATGCAACCTGGACCCATGCAACCTGGATCCATGCAACCTGGATCCATGCAACCTGGATCCATGCAACCTGGATCCATGCAACCTGGACACATGCAACCTGGACACATGCAACCCGGACATATGCAACCTGGGTACATGCCCGAATCTGCAATGCATAATCCGTCTTCCATGGAACAAAGGATGACGCAGGATGCCCAGGAAGCACCAATGGAGAGTCTCGATGATGAAGCTCATAGCGAGGGTGATGATGATTCACAGCCTCCCATGGATTTCTCTAATTATGGCATGGAAGAGAACGACAAGAGTTTTGTGGACAGATTCATCTGTGGGATGAAGGAGCCCATCATCATTGCCATCTTGTACATGATCATTTCCATGCCGGTGGTTAATACTCTGATCATGAGATTTTTGCCTCAACTCGGCAACAATTCCTACGTTTACCTGGCATTCAAGACATTAGTATTGGTCGTCGTGTTTTCATTATTGAGGTATTTGGTTTGTTGAAATTCTACAACATTCTTGTGTTGAATGACTCACACTCAGCACAGCAATACCATCCATCAGCTCCATCATATTGCACGATCGATCTGTGATGACACTCATGACACATGATGGTTACCCGCACGTCGACCCATTCCTCTGGAATTTCCCTGTTGATGAGAGACGATCTCAGCTCTTCATTTTTGCCTCGATTTTCAAGCAGACTCTTTGAACACAATGGACAGACACTGTGGTATTTGATATATTCCTTGAAACATTCTGAATGCATGCAATGACCACACCCCATGACGGTCAATGGTTTGTGCAGTTCATTCAAACATATGGGACAGTTTCCATCTGATTTGATGTTCGAGGCACTGGGATTTTCTTTGTGGAACAGAGTGTGTTTCTCCCATGAAACTGAAGATACACAAGCACCACACAATGCACAGTGTTTCCAGTCATCCGAGCATCCTGGATGACAAAAATTGCACTCATCGCAATGAAACGCAGCACGGTCACAATATAGGTTACATTGTGGACAGAAGTGAACTGAGAACAATTCACGACATCCCTTGCAACGTTCTGATGGTGGTTGTTCCAAGTTGCATCTGGTGCATTTAACGGTGACAAGACTCTCCATTTTATGGTCACTATTTTCATCATGACATTTCTTGCATGACCAAAACAGACCACAACATGACGATTTGATCAAACAGTGCACGTTATAGTGGGGACATGTTTTCATGTCAAATAAAATCTGAGATAATTCATTTTGTGATATATATACATGATCGCGTTTAGATCTATTTTTTCGTCAGAGTCGGGCTTTATAATCTATCACCTGGTTTTGATCGTCGTGTTTGCATTGTTGAGATTGCCGTTGATGCAAAGAGACGTCATTTCATCTCACTATGATGGCACGAGGGAAAATCGATTCGTTAACCCATTTTTTGATGCATTCTTCAACAGCGTGATGGCGCAGACAGCTTTGGGTATCACCGACTTGGTGCCCACCTCACTGGAAGCTAAAACTATATATTTGATTCAGGGTGCTCTTTCGTTTGCTATCATTTCTGGTTTTGTGGTCTATCGCTAGTTTCTGGTAAGGACATAATTCCACGACATTCGCCATTTTCATCTGCTTCCAGGAGAATGTCAAAGGGTTCGTTGGTTTGGTGATAATTCTCCATCTGCTCGGTTACATCCTCACCGTCATGGTATCTGAGACATACACCTCTGATACCATCACCCGGATGATCGAAATTGGTCACATCATACCATTTTCCCTCAACTTTGATTTTGATGGGCATATATTTACCATCTTATTTTTTGAGACGAGAATTGACGATGGTGTCTTTCCGGGACAATTGTGAACTCTGTATTCCATTAACGTAGTTTTCTATGGCAGAGCAAACCAGAGCGGTGCGTTTGATCAAATCTTCTCGATTATCTCCATTTAAGGACAATTTATAATTGGGGGCAGTATCTATTTCCAAATTCTCAAACTTTTCCAACATCTCCGTGATAGCACCTAAACCATCATATCCATTGAACATGACGGTAAACAATGTAGTTGTTTCATAATGAATATCTCCAAAATAGCACGTCAGTCTCTTTTCAAATTCTGGAATGTATGGGCTTGACGACATGTGTTGATTCAAATAATCTGGGTTTGAGAGAGTGTAGAATGGATGTTCAGATGACGCATCTCCGTCAGATGACGTGATAATAGGCCACACTAGAGATTGATATACCTCTTGAAGATTATCGTCATATTTCTGATCACGACAAAATTTTTGAAGAACCTTGATCAAACGAGTGTTTAAGTTGTAGCGATCCGATACAATTTTGTCATCTTCGCTCTCGACCGTCTTTAATGATGCTTGTAACTCTCCGGTTGTATCACTGATATCGGTGATTTGAACAACTTTGAGGGAATGTGCGGGACACAATTTTCTGTAAGAGCGTACACGTTTTTGTCTCGTCATGTCCGAAATACCGATCAATCCTCTCTTTTGGGGATATTCAAGACAAACGAAATGTGCTCCCACATCAGAGTCAAAATCTTCAATCATGACCATCACATAATCGTTGATCTTTGGAGTCTGCTCTGGATATCGTTGGATGCTCGACGTTTTCATTGACATATCAGAGTCATCATTTTGGGTTCGTGCATATCTGAAATGAAAGTACCGTGATGTTATATGTGGTGGTTCACGGTCACGTTGGGAACAGTAACGGGGTTATTTGTCTATTTCAATCGAAGATGGATCAAAAACGTGATGGTCGCAAAATTGTTGAATAACCCATCTCTGGTTGAATATGCCTCCGAGAAACTTCAAGAAACCGTCCAGCAAGCGCTGCAGGACCAAAAAACAACCGAAGCCTTGCAGACAAAGTTGAATGATTTAGTTGTGGGTGTGGCGGAAAATCCTGAGACGGTAAACAGTCTGAGCAGGTTAGGTGTGACATTGGTGTCCGATTCGCAATTGATCAATGCTACTTTATCGTCTCTCGAACAACCAGAATTCAAAGAGAGAACGTTGAAGGTCATGCTATGGTACATGAAAAATGGGGAGACCAGCCGAGAAGTCAAGGATGCTATGATAGATCTCCTGACTCAGAGGGAGATCTCGGATACTGTCAAGAGCTTCCTGATAGAAAAATTGGAGGATCAGGATTTATTTGAGACCGTAAAAATGTTGATCCTGAAGCTACTCAATTCTCCAACGTTGCACGCCAAGCTATCTGATGCGCTGTATGCTGGCATGATCGGATCCGTCACTCCCAGATGGTTAAGCGGAGGGAGAACAGAGGAAATGACGGCAGATCAACGCGCACGAGTAACTGAAGGTGTATCCGAAGAAGCAACGGAGACGGTTCTCGAACGTGTATCTCATGACGTAGTTGATGAGCTCGTCGATGAATTGGACTGATTAATAAATATCATGGCCGTAATACGTCTCCAATGTCGAGACAGGGGGTGTTTAGATTCTTTGGACGACGGGGTCTTCCCAACATTCCCAAAACATGACGGGCACGAACGTTGACACCATCTCCCGGTGCTATTACAGAGGTCACAAGGCATATATGCGATTCAAACATCATTTTATTTGTTCACGTCTAAAAGTGAAAAAAACTCGCATGACATATGAATCCATTTCGCAACTTGACTCTCACAGAGGAGTGTCGTGCGTGGACGTATACACATCAATGCAATGATCTAGATGATCTGGTCGGAAATGAGCGAACGATTGGAAGTTTGAAATCTCATCTATCTTCGGGAAACTTGCCCAATATGATATTGAACGGTCCTTATGGCACCGGAAAGACCAGCGCGGCACGTGCCATCTCCATCAAATATCTTGGAAAACATCTTAATGAGGCGTGCATGAGCATTAACGGGGCTATCAATCGAGGCAAAGACGTTGTTTCCGAAAGAATTGATCAGAAAAAAAACAGCGAGAGATCACATAGCGGACAAAATATCATCAACTTCATCAAGAGAAAAATCGGTCTGCCGATGCACAAATTAATCATAATCTATGATTTCGACCATATGACCAAAGAGGCGCAAATGGCTCTTCGCCGTGTGATGGAGACGTATTCCAAACGTGCCAGATTCATTCTGTTAGTTAATTCCATAGATGGTGTGATTGAAGCTATTCAGAGTCGATGTGTCATCATGAAATTCAACAGTCTGACCGACTCCGAGTTGAGGATATTGCTCAACAGATACATCGACAAGCATCATTTAAGAATGCCCGAGGAAATAGTTGATTTGATGGTGGTACATGCAAACGGCGATGCTCGTGTGGCCATCAACAATTTGCAGGTCATGTCTCGCGCACCAAAGATTGATGTTGGTACTTTTCAGGAAATTTTCAACCTACCATCTTTCAAGATGAGCGAAAATTTGATGAAGAAATGTCTGGACTGCGATTCGAATGCTGCTTATGAAATAGCGAGAAAACTGATCGATGACGGTCATCAATTCGGTGATATTGTGGTCTTGTTGTTCAAGATTCTCAACTATTTTCCGATGAAAGATGAGGTCAGAATAGAATATTGCAAATCAATCTCCAAATGTCATACACAAAGTCTTCAGAGTTCTTCCGAAATCAACTTTTTTCTCCTCATCAGTGAGTTTGTACAAATCTCCAGGATTCAAAGATATCTAGATCAACAGCGAGACATTCCCAAAAAGTAGACTATTCATCATCCAATTCTGCTAAGCTCTCTTAATACGCGTATTAAGAGAACTTATCGTATATTTTGTTTTTTTGCAAGGCACCCCCCTTGCAATATTTTTCACACTCTGATAAGAGAGCTTAGCAGATCTGCTAAGCTCTCTTAATATGCGTATTAAGAGAGCTTAGCAGAGTTTCGAAAAATAATGAAATGGCTCGATTCAAAAAGACACAATCATGCCAATGATGGCGATTGTGAGGACTATGACGTCGACATGGTTGGTTGATGACTTAGATGACGTTAAAAAGGTTTCCAAATTCTCGCCGCATACAATGTGCGGTGCACGCAAACCATACAGATGGGTTGAAACTTGGTCTAGGCGATATTCTTCTACACCTGCATCGCGTAGATGATGAAGCATATCCAGGTGGCAAGGTTGTACATCATTTCGCAGACGTTCGCACTCGTTGATCAGTGGCACACTGATGCATGTAACTACATCTGCACGTCCATTTCCACCTAACTGGCCAAGATTAGTCAGAGTGTACAGTCCCTTTGAACAATCCGAAAGAGAACAATTTTTTAAACTATCGCTTAATTTGGTCAAAAACACGTTGTCATCTGAGATAATCCGTGGATCAAGGGAAACTATTTGGAATGCCCAACGCATGAACCATTCATTGTAGTTAGCAATTTCCGATGCAGCGCGATTGCACTGTCTTTGTGCTGAATCATCGTTGCATCCGACACTGTTGTAACGACAGAGACAGGCCCCAAAACCAGCCGGTAGGATGCACATGGTGATAATGACAATGAAAACAATGACGAGACCCTTCATGATTGGCGAATTGGAATCATTTTTGACAGAGTAATGACGATTTCCTTATCTAAAGGAGGATTTGTAAATTATACCAACTTCGGTGCATATTTTCCTCCAAATAGCGTCTTGATCCTTCAGTTTGTCCTTGCTCTTCAGAAGAGGAAACTCGTCAATGAACTCCTTGTAACCTAAAAACTCACACAGTTTATGCAGGACGTAATTGTACGACAAGAAATTACTGCGTCCTGAACCATATCTTTCGAAGGGTTCTTGAATTCGATTGAACCAAAAACTAAGAGTAGATTCCATTTCCGGTGTCATCGTCTTAGGAGGCAACCCATTTAACCTGTTGATGATCAATGACGCATGCTCGTAATATTTGTTGAATCCCTTGTTGCTGTATTTCTTGAGATATCCTCTCACTTTTTCTCTCGTTAATCTGGACAAATCCGAATAACCCTCTTTCTTCATCTCAATCTGAACCACTTCGTATACTTCCTGAGGGATATCGGAAGATTCTCTGGCCTGCAGCAATGACAACATTTCCGTGAAGTGATGTTTGCGTTGATAGGGGAAACAAGACGAATCACCCGTGCCATCAACTGATGATTGAAAATCTGCATCAACTATCATGGTCTCTTCGAAACCACAGTTGCGGCAATAACAAACGGATTCAGATTCTTGAAAAACACGGTCATGGCCACACTTGGGACATGATTCACGAATAGACCCCTTAGGAATGTTCTTGATTCGATGTGGATCTATGCAGACCATGTACTCATCAAACAAGCTGGCTTTTTGAAAACCAGTGTTCTCCTTTTTTTTGCCACTCATCATCGCCTCGAACGCGTTGATCTTGTTGTCAGATTGACGTGACCGTTGATCTCGACGATCATAATATTCGTTCAACAAGAGTCCCGTCTTCAAATAATATGAGTCTGAGTTGAGCTTTTTCATCTGATTAATTTCGTCTTCCAAACGACGTATCTTGTCCTTTATTTCGGTGCTTTTGCATATCATCTGCAATCCTCGAGACGCATCACCATCATCATCGGTCATGATATCTGATCTTATTTGCTCATAGCTCTTCTGCAAGCGCATCAAAACATTTTCTTTTTTATCTATGGCATCCTTGATGTTGGACAATTTTTCTATTTGCTGATGGTGAACAGCATCCAAGGTGGTCTTTAACCCATGTTGATCATTCTGTTTGGGGAGGGGTCTCGCGGGTTCTGATTTTGGATACATGATAAATAATGTGTTCCTTACGCTCTGTGTCAAAATCAAAAA